GCCGATGGCGTGGCGCTGAGCGCTGTGGCCGGAACGCCTGGCGCTGGACAATATAATGTGACGAGCGGGGTTTACGGCTTCGCCGCCGCCGATGCCGGCACCGTCGTCCTGCTCTCCTATGGCTTCATCCCGGCCGCGATCAACAACGCCTGCATTGAATGGGTCGCGGAGCGCTACCGCTATCGCACCCGGATCGGGCAAAGCGCGCAGACCGTGGCCGGCCAGCAGACCGCGTCATACAGCCTTAAAGACATCCCGGACTTCATCCGCGCCTCGCTCGATCCGTATCGCAGCGTAGTGGTTGGGTAGGCAAACGAATGTTTGATGTCTCCCTTAATGACACCGCCACAGCCGCACTCGGCGCGATGCCGGAGCGAATCCGCGCGGCGCTCGTCGCGAAGGCCGGCGTGCTTGCCGCGAAACTGCAAGCCAAGATCGAGCAGAAGCTGTCCGGCGAGGTGTTGCAGATGAAAAGCGGGGCGCTCGCTGGTTCGATCGGCGTGACAATCGAGGAGACCTCAGGTGGCGTCGCCGTGCGCCTCGCCACGTCGGCCGACGTCAAATACGCAGCCATCCACGAATTTGGCGGCGTGATCCCGCCGCAACAGATCGTGCCGGACAAGGCGAAGGCCCTCGCATTCCTGGTCGGGGGCAAGCAAGCCTTCGCCGCGCGCGTGAACTTGCCGGCGATCGCGATGCCAGAGCGAAGCTACATGCGCACGTCGCTTGCCGAGATGGCGGACGACATCCGTGACGAGTTAGCCGCTACGGCCATAGAGGCCATCCAATAAGCACGTGACCATCGGCGGCTAGCGCTTCCTTCTTTCACATCACGCGACTTCTCAATGGGGTCTGATCGCAATGCTCGCGATGCCGGGGTTGCGTGTCTTTTCGCTTGCCGCAAAGCAGGGGAGCGAGGGCATATCGTGTGATGTCGACGGCGTTTTTGTCGGCGGCATTCCCATTCTGCAACCGCCTGGCGCCGGAAATGCCCTTTGGAGAGTTCGCCCCCTCGTCGAACTCAACAAAGAACTCACTGGACGCTATCGGCTTCCAATCAACATTGCCGCGAAAGCGAGCGGCTTCGCTTTGATTGCGGCGGCGTTCAATCGTGGCGACGTCGCCATGGCGGCCATTGCGGCCGTGCAGATGCAAATTCCCGATCCGCCGCCGCTCGCGCAACGCGCGGAAAGCCGAGGCGAGATTGCGCGTTGCGCTCGAGAACTCATTCGCAGCGGCTTGCTCAAATTTTTCTGGGACCCTGCCCAGCATCCGCGTGCCGGTGTGCCGCCAAATCCAGGCTGGTTCGAATTAGTCACCGACAAACCCGGTCCTCTCGAGCCCGTTCCCATCGTGGTGATCGGCAATCCGGCGGATAAGCCGTGGGAGCCGCCGCCCGAGGCTGAAGGCGAGGGAGCTGAAAATGCACCCCGCGGAATCCTTGAGCTTCCGCGCCTAGGAGGATCGCCAAGTGCTTCAGGCCCAAGTACAGCGCCAAAGCCGCCCGTACCCATTGACGCTCAGCCGAGCCTTCCATTCCCGGATGGTTTACCGCCACAGCTTGCACCTTATGTCCCCGGCGAAAAAACCTCCGGAATTTTGTATACCCCGGGAGGGTCGCCTATCCCATTGCAAAGCGGCTACGCTGGACCAGCAGCAGCAATGCAAGGAACTGCAGGTTATGACAGGTACACACTTTCCCATGTTGAAGGACATGCAGCGGCTCTTATGCGATAAGAGGGAATTACAGAAGGGACGCTTTATATCAACAATCGTAAAATTTGTAGTAGTTGCCAACGCTTGCTTCCGACGATGCTCGCGCCCGGCACTACTCTAAATGTTGTGCTCCCGGACAACACGATTGTTCAATTCACAGGGATCGGCCCATGATTGTCGTTCGATACAAGAATCAACAAAACGAATCAGATCCAATGAACGATATCGCGATCACGTCCAAGAAGGAGCTTTCCGATCTGCTGCGGGCTAGACGACACAATACACCATTTCTAGCTCGCCTTTCGGGAGACAACGGCTTTGAGATCATGCTTGGTATCGCAGGGCAAGTCGGATGTGCCCAACACAGCCGATCCGATGGCAGTTTGCCGTATCTCATGGCGCATTCCACCAACCCACCGATGACGAACGGCGACGTCGAATTCCTAACTGCGGATACGCCGACGCCGGTCCCAGCTGCAGAAATCATTAGTTTTGAAGAGCTTGAGCAAGTTGCGCTCCATTTCCTTGAGACCGGAGAGAGGAGCAGCTCAGTTTTGTGGGAGCCGCTGTGATGCCCGTCGAGCCGTTGGAAAACTGCGTATATTGAGGTATCCGCAATGCCAACCCGCGAACAAATCTCCGTTGCCTTCTTCGATCTCATTACCGGAGCGGCCGATTTCACCGCTACCAGCCGGCGCTTCGTGCATTGGGATCAGGTCAACGAGACGCAGATGCCATTTCTGACCATGCTCAAGGGCGGCGAGGTGCGCGGCCGGCAGGCCGAGGGGTTGCCGACGCTCACCATCAACGCGCATGTCTTTATCTATCTGTCGGCTGGGTTGGACCCGGAGGATGTTCCCGATACCGCGATGAACGCGCTGCTTGACGCTATCGACGTTGCGGTGGCGCCGAGCGGCGCCGACGCGCTCGCCGGCAACAAGCAGACGCTTGGCGGCCTCGTATCGCACTGCTATCCGCTCGGCCCGGTATTCATCGACACCGGCGATACCGACGGCAAGGCGGTCGCGGCGATCCCGTTCCAGATTCTGGTGCCCTAGCGGCAAGCGCAGCCTTTTAACGCGAGTAGCGAGTGGCGAATAGCGAATAGCGAGGGGCGTTTTCCCTACTCGCTATTCGCTATTCGCCATTCGCTATTCGCTATTCGCCTTTCCCACACATTCCGACCCAGGAGAACCACCATGACCCAATTCGCCTTTGGCAGCGGCACGCTGATCGGCAAGCGCACCGACGTGAGCGGGCAGCCGCCGGCGCTGCTCGGCACCTTGCAGGACGTATCGCTCGATTTCGACCGCAAAATCGAGACGCTGCTCGGTCAGTACAACATGGCGGTCGCCGCCGGCAGTGGCGAGTTCAAGATCACCGGGAAGGCCAAGTTCGCCCGCCTGCAGTCGACGCAGATCAACAATCTGTTCCTCGGCCAGACGCTGACGGCGAACAGCATGGTGGAGATGACGACGGGCGAGACCGGTACTGTCGCTTCGGCCGCGATCACGGTCGCCAACGGCGCGAATTTCGTCGAGGATTTCGGTGTGTTCTACGCCACGACCGGCGTGCAGCTCACCCCGATCGGGTCTTCGCCGGCGCAAGGCCAGTACGTCGCACCGTCCGGAAGCCCCGGGACCTACACCTTCGCTTCGGCTGATAACGGCGCTGCGGTGCTGATCTATTACAGCTACACAATTACGTCCGGTAACAAGATCAGCCTCGCCAATCAGCTTACCGGCCCGCTGCCGATGTTCGAAGTGTCGCTGAAGGAAACGTTCAATTATTTCGGGACGGCGAAGGACCTGGTGGTGATGCTCAATGCCTGCGTGGCGCCAAAGCTGTCGCTGCCGTTCTCCAACCAGAAATTCACCGTCGCGGAGTTCGACTTCCAGGCCATCGCCGATGCCTCGAACAATATCGGCACCATCAGTCTGAGCGAGTAGATGGGCCGCTTGACGTCACGGCTCGGCGAAAAGAGGTTTTGCCTCGTCGAAGACGCGCTTTGGCAACATGCGCAATTCATCGACCACGTAGGGCAGATGCTGCATATATTGGACAACGAGTTGCGCTACGGCCTGCGCTTGCGCCGCGTCGTTGCGCCGCTTTGCCGGCTCGCGGTCCTTGCGTTTCGATAGCCAGAACTTGTGTGCTGCCCAGATCCGGGGGTCGGTCGTCACGACGCGGCATGCTTCGCCTCGTTCGTCGATGGCGATGGCTTCGAAAGAAGGAGCGCTTTCCTGCCACGCGAGTCCTTCGATTTCTGCCGCCGTCAGATCGTCCTCGTCAGCGCCAATATGCTCCTTTTCTTTTGTCCAAGGTGGATTGCGTAGCGGTTTTATGAGATCGACAAGATACCCCTCCCGGTTCGCCGCCTGGAACTTTCCCGACAGACGGCGGAAGCTGGAATCGGCTTTTTGCAGCAAACGCAGCAGCGACGGCTGGAAAACATCCTTGCTCGCCACGAAGCTCAATCGTTGGCGTGCGTCAAACAGCAAGTCGATATCTTCTGTCGCGGTCAGCCCGGGATCGATTCGCACGCCAGCGACCGCTTCGTAGGCATAGATGGCGTTTGTGCCGAGAACGCGGATTCCCGATCCGAGCAGACCGGCTTCGTCGATCGCTCGTATGATCTTCGCGGCCGGTAGCGGGATGCGGCCGAGGCCAAGCGCGCGATTGATGGCGGCTTGCCGAGCCATAACGGTTTTGAGGTCCTTCAAGCGCTGCTGCGCATCCAGCCGGCCGCGCTCGTATTCGCGCTTTATGACCTGGGTTTCCTTGGATTTAAGCCCGAGCGACCTCTGACGGCGGATGCCCGATTTGCCGTAGTAGCTGCGGACCAGATAGTCGCGACCGTGGATTTTCTTCCAGCTCATGGACCCGCGGTAATCGTTGCTTCGCCGGGCAGCTTCGCGGTAGGCGGCGTAGCGCTGTTGCGTATTGATCGCTTCGCGCCGCTGATCACCGTTAAGCTCTTGAAAAATAACGTGTTCCACAGCATTGCCCGATTTCATTTCTAAGTGTGGAAAATGCCATATAAGTCTTAAAAATCAATATGTTCCACACTTATTAGAGGAAAAGGCCAAAACTGTGGAAAAGGGGGGCCGCATAGGCATAGGGAGACGGACAATTGAGCCTGGAAATCGACGAAAGCCTCGATCTTTCCCAAGCCCGCACGGTGCGGCTCGCCGGGCGTGACTTCTATATAGCGCCGCTGTCGCTGCGGCAGATTCTGGCGATCGCCGACCACGTGCCGAAACTCTCCGGTATCACCGCGGACACGATAACCGGCGAGCGGCTCACGCCGCTGGCCGAGGTGCTGTGGCATGGTTTGCGCCGCGCTCACCCCAAGCTGACACGCGACGAGTTCCTCGATCTGCCGATCCCGCTCGGCGAACTCGTTACCGCGCTGCCGGTGGTGATCGAGCAGGCCGGCGGCCGGAAGGTGGAGACCGGCACGGGGGAAATCTAGGCGACGAGCGCTTCGAGACAGCCGCGTGGGGCGCGCTCGTCGCCGAACTGGTTCTCGATCTGAATTGGACGCGCGAGGAGGTGCTCGATCAGGTCGACATGCCCTTCCTCGAAGAGCTGCGTCGGGCGTGGAGCGAGTACCCGCCGCTGCGGCGGCTCCTTGCCGCCTCGTTGGGTTTCAAGCCGAAGCCGCGGCCGTCGACGGATTATCGTGAGCTGCTCGCCATGTTCCCGGGCGGTGCGATCAAATGAGAACTGAGGAGGTCGCCGCATGGCCAACGACAGCCAGGTCGAAATCCGCTTTGGCGCGGATACCGGCGATTTTCTCGCCGGCATCGCGCGCGTCAACCAGGCGCTGAGTGACCTCGCGGCGCCGATCAAAATCCTGCGGCAGGCGTTTGCCGAGCAGAAAATCCTGCTCAATGCGGAAGCCAATCAGTTCCAGATCACCCAGAACCAGAAGTTTGCCCTTCTCGAAGCTGAAACGCAGAGGGAATACGAGGCCGAGCTGGCGCTGCTGCAGCAGAAGGCGGGCATCGGCGCATTGTCGGTCGCGCAACGGCAGGCAGTGCTCAACAAGATCGACGAGCTTGAGGCCAAGCACCGCACCGACATGCTTCGTCTCGACGAGCAAGCCATCGCCCAGCAGCAGCGCACGTGGACGTCCGCGCTCGGTTCGATCGAGACCGCCTTTAATTCGCAGCTGCGCGGCCTTTTGGCCGGCACCACGACCTGGTCGCAGGCCTTCAAGAAAATTCTCGGCGACCTGATCATTCAGTTCATCGAAATGTGCGAGAGCATGGTGGTGAAGTGGACCGCCGCGCAATTGGCGCAGACCACGGCGGCGACCACCGGCGCCGCGGCGCGCGCTGCGGCGGCGCAGGGCGCGGCCAGTGCCGGCGTCCTTGCGAATGCGGCGAACGCCATCAAGGCGATCATGACCGATGCCGGCCAGGCCTTCGCGGGCGTGTTCGCCTTTCTGGCGCCCACCATGGGTCCGGCGGCGGCCGGGCCCGCCGCAGCGGCGCAGGCATCGGTGTCGGCCGCGGCAATCTTCGATGTCGGCACCGATTATGTGGTGCGCGGCGGGCTCGCTTTGATCCATCCGGGCGAGACGATCATTCCACCGGCGCGGGGCTCCGGTCCGTTCTCGGGCGCGGGCCTCGGCGCACAGGTCCATGCGCCGGTGAGCATCAATGTGGCTGCGCTCGACGCGCAGAGCGTCAAGCGCTTCTTCAACGACAATTCGCACCACATGCTGCGCGCGATCAACGACGCGGTGAAGCGCGGCGCACATCTGGGGCTGCGCGGGGCGAGGGCGTAGGGGACTTGACCGCCGCGGTGGACACGCATATTCTAGCTAGATAAGCTAGCTAGAAAGCCCCCCAATCATGCGGCGCACCATCTGGTCGGTCCAGGACGCCAAAAATCGCTTCAGCGAAGTCGTGGAAGCAGCCCGGCGCAAGCCGCAGACCGTAACCAAGCACGGCAAACCGGCTGTCGTCATCGTTGATGCAGCCGAATACGACCGCTTGCGCAAGCTGCAGCACCTCAAGGCGCCGAGTTTCGCCGAAATGCTGCTGGCGATGCCGCAAGGCGAGGTGGAGTTTGAGCGCCTGGATACCACGCCACGTGACGTCGAATTCTGATGTTTCTGGTCGACACCGACGTACTTTCGGCTTTGACGAAGAGGCGGCGCGACGCCAACGTCGTGGCTTGGATCGGTCGACAGCGCCCTGGCGATCTTTTTGTCAGTGTCATCAGCATTGGCGAGATCGAGCGGGGCGTTGCCTTGCAGCGCGCCAAGGAGCAGGATTTTGCTTCGATGCTCGCGAATTGGCTCGACGATCTGCTCAACATCTATGGCGATCGTGTTCTGCCGTTTGATCTCGCATCCGCCCGTCGCTGGGGACGACTGAGCGCGGCGCTGGCTCGTAAAGACGCCGATCTACAAATCGCCGCCACCGCGCTGGAGCATGGCCTCACCGTAGTGACGCGCAATGTTGCGCATTTCGAGCCGACCGGCGTAGCTGTCCTTGATCCGTTTGCGGCGTTCCCGCGTCGGTAGCCGCACAGGCGGGCTTACGGCAATACTCGCGTTTGGAAAAACTTTTCCTAGCCCAGACGTTCATTGAGCGCGTCCACCCTCTCTCGCAAGGGAAGGTATAGAGCGTGCATTCATGTCCTACATCCTCGGCGTCAATCTGCTGCCATCGACCGGCGAGTTCACCTACGACACGATTGCGTATCTGGGCCGGCGCGTCACCGAGTCGACGCTCACCTCGATCAATCGCTACGCCAACGGCGGGCCGAATGCCGGTGCCGGCACTGTCACGGATTACACGATCGCGATCGACAATCTACAGGCGCAATTCCCGGGCTGCACCACGGTGTCGCTCGTCGTGTCCTGGTTCGGCAATTCGACCGACGTCACCGCCTGCCAGATCTATCCGTCGACCACCTACATCAACGGCAGCTTCCAGCAAGCCTCGGGGGTGTCCGATGTTTGGCGCTGCTCGGGGCTGACGCAGGCGTCGACGGGCCTCATTCCGATTCCGCAGAGCGGCGGTGCCTTCATCTACGGCGGCACGCCATCGGACCAGTCGCTGGTGCGTTGCATCGGCGACCTGAAGTCGCGCGGCCTGCGTGTCGTATTCTACCCGTTCGTGCTGATGACGGCGAGCGGTGAGCCGTGGCGCGGGCGCATCGCCTACGGCGGAGCTGATATTTCCAGCGCCGCGACGACTGCGGTGAACAATTTTCTCGGCAGCGCGGCAGCGAGCCAATTCACGCGCGACGCGACGAGTCTGACGGTGGCGTATTCGGGTTCTTCGACCGACTACACCTACCGGCGCATGATCCTGCACTACGCCAATCTGTGCGTGGTCGCCGGCGGCGTCGATCTGTTCCTGCTTGGCTCGGAGTTTCGCGGTCTGGAAGTCATTCGTGGCCCGGCCTGGACCAAGGCTGGGACGACGGGCAGCGACGGCAAGGTCACGTGGGATTATCCGTTCGTCGCGGGGCTCACGCAGCTTGCCGACGACATACGCGGCGTGTTCGACGGTGCCGGGCTGACCAAGGATACCGTGAACCTGCACAATCTGGTTGCCTATTCGGCCGACTGGTCGGTGTGGATGGGCTATCAGCATCCGGGCGAGAACGGGCAATGGCCGCATCTCGACCAGCTTTACGGCCACGACAACATCGATCTCGTCTGCTTCGACAACTATCTGCCGCTGTCGGATTGGACCACGGCTGACGGCGGCCTCGACGCGCAGAACTGGCTTGCTCCGGCGCCGGCAGGGACATGGCCGCCGTCTGCGCCGACGTTCAACGGTCTCGGTCTGGCCGGTCAGCCATCGATCTACAGTATCGATTATTTGAAGACGAATGTAGAAGGCGGCGAAAAATTCAACTGGTTCTACAACGACAGCACCAATCTCGGCATCGGGCTCGATCCGAACGGTACCGACCTGCGAGTCTCGCGACCGCAGGGCGATCGGCTTGCCCAGTCACGCAATCCTTATTTCCCCAATCAACAATTGCTGGCGAACAAACAGCTGCGCTGGTGGTGGAACAACGCGCACCAGGCGATCTATGATGACGGCGATGGCACCGGCTGGTCGCCGCACGGCCCCTTCACCGAATGGGTGCCGCAGTCAAAACCGATAGCGTTTGCGGAATACGGTTTTCCTGCGTGCGACCGTGGCACCAATCAGCCGAACGTGTTCTACAGCCCGGCATCGGTCGAAAGCGCAACGCCGTTCTGGTCGGTCTGGGACCCGAGCCAAAGCACTGCCGGTCAATACTGGCCGCGCCGCGACGACGCGCTGCAGCTCTTGGCGCTGCAGGCCATCTACCAGTACTGGGTGACCGACGGTCATAACGAAACATCGGCGGCCGGCGTGCCGATGATTCAGACCGCGTTCATGTCGGCGTGGAACTGGGACGCGCGGCCGTTTCCCGTGTTTCCGCAACTGGGCGGCGTGTGGGGCGACGCCAGTGACTGGCCCGCCGGCAACTGGGTCGGCGGCAAGGGACCGTTTCTGGCGCCCCTCGTGCCGAGCGACCCGCCGGCACCCGGATCGTATGCGACGTTTCCGGCGCTGCCGACACTCGGCTGGTCGGTCAAGTTCGCTCCAGTGTTTGCGACCGGCAGGGCGATGCACGTGTCGGGCCGGGAATTGCGGGCTGCCAGATATGTGACCCCACTCTGGGCGATCGAGCTGAACTACGACGTCTTGCCTATGCTGTCGCCTGAGAACGAGCTGCAGACCATTCTCGGTTTCTTTGAACAGTGCCAGGGCGAGACCGCGTCGTTCTATTTCGAGCCGCCCACGTTATCGCCGGTGTCCGCGCAAGCGCTTGGCGTTGGTGACGGCACAACAACGACGTTTGCTTTTACCGTAACGCTGGGCAGTGCGGCGATCGCGCCGGTTAATATTGGCACGCCGCCGAACGTCTATCTCAACGGCGTGCTGCAAGCCGGCGGGTACACCGTCGCTGCCAATCCGCTGGCGCCGACGGTGAGTTTCGCCGCCGCGCCCGCATCGGGTGTTGCCGTTACGGCCGACTTTCACTGGTACTTTCTGTGCCGTTTCGACGACGACAGCGCGGACACTGAAGAATTTCTGGCGACGCTCTACGCGCTGCAGTCGCTGCGTCTGAAGACCGTGCGCTGGTGAAAACTCTCCTCGCAGGAGAGGCGAGGAGGATGCTGCATGACCACGCCGCCGTCGCTGCCGAGTCTCGCCGGGCTGTCCTGGTCGCGGCACAAGAAGCCGGGCTTCTCCACCCGCGTCGCTTCGCACGTCTCCGGCCGCGAGGTGCGCGTCGCCTTGATGAGCTATCCGCTCTACGAGTTCGAAGCGGTCTATAACGGACTCGCCTCGTCGGCGACGCCAAGCTTTATCGGGCTCGGCGCTTCGAGCCTGCAAAACCTGATGGGTTTTTTCCTGCAGCTGCAGGGCCAGTTCGGCACGTTTCTCTACACCGATCCGGACGATAACGCCGCCGCGGCGCAAGCCTTTGCCACGGGCGACGGCACAACGGCATCGTTCACCATGATGCGCTCGCTCGGCGGCTTCCTCGAACCCGCCGGTTGGGTCACGAGCATCAGCAATGTTTATCTCGCCGGCGCGGTGCAGTCAGCAAGCAGCTATAGCCTGACGGCGCCGAATACGTTGACCTTCGGCAGCGCGCCCGGGCGGCGGCGCGACCATCTCGGCCGACTTCGCCTACGCGTTCAACTGCCGCTTTCTCGACGATCGGATGGATTTCGAGGAATTCATGTCGCACCTCTGGCGGCTCGACAGCATGAAATTCCGCAGCGTGAAACCATAACCATGAAGCCGACTTCAACCGCGCTCGTCACCTATCTGAACGACGCGCGCTCCAATCCAGATGTGCCGCTCCTGATGGCGGACGCCTTTACCCTCACGCTGCGCACGGGGCTGGTGCTTTGCTACACCAACGTTGAGGTGACGTTCAGCTACAACGGCAACACCTATCTCGGGAATTCCATCCTGATCGACGGGCTGAAATACCGCGCGTCAGTCGGCCTCGAGGTCGATCGGCAGCAGATCACGATCGCGGCGCGTTCGATCGACACCATCACCGCCGGCGCGCCGTTTCTGCAGGCGCTCCGGGACGGCTCATTCGATGGCGCCGAGATCGTCCGGTACCGCGTCTTTTTCTCGGATCGGATCGGGGGCACGGCGATCGGATCTGTGCTGTTGTTCAAGGGCCGGCTCGGCGTCATCGACGAAATCGGGCGCACCAGCGCCAAGCTCAACGTCAATTCCGATCTGGTGCTGCTCGACATCGACATGCCGCGCAACGTCTATCAACCGACCTGCCTGCACACACTCTACGATTCCGGCTGCACCCTGGTGAAGAACGCGTTCGGCACCAGCGGCACCGCAGGCGCGGGTTCTACTGCGTCGGTGATCAATTGGTCGGGAGCAAACGCAAATTTCCAGCAGGGCTCGATCACGTTCACGTCCGGAGCGAATGCCGGCGTCACGGCGACGATCGGGTCGGTCGCCCCGGGCAGTTCGCTCAAGCTGCTCTATCCGCTCGAAAGCGCGCCGGCAGCCGGCGACGGCTTCACGGTCTATTACGGTTGCGATCACACCCCGGGCACTTGCCAGAGCAAGTTCAACAATCTCGCAAACTTCCGCGGCTTTCCCTACGTGCCGCCCCCACAGATGGCGATCTGAGGCGGCGTTTTGGCTGACGTCATGCTGCCTTGCGTCGCGCATCTTTGATAATGACTTCGCCTGGCTTGCTGCCCCGGTTGGTGCCGATCGTGATTTCGATGTGGCAGCCGAGCGCCGTAAGAAACCGCATGAGACGTTCCAAGGAGACTTCGCTAAATTTTCCGCGCAGGATTTTTGATAGCTCGGGCTGAGTGGTGCCGATCCGTTGTGCCGCAGCGCGCTGGGTCAGCTCGAAAGACCGGATTGCATGGCTTAACCGAAGCACAAGTTCTGCCTTTAGATAATGTTCTTCAGCGTCGGCAAAGCCGAGCTGCAGCCACACGTTTCGGGACGGGTCTCTCGCCGCAGGCTTCTTACTCATCGCGATTGCTCCTTTTCCCTGATCAAATCGCCGAGACGTTTCTTGACGAGGTCAATTTCCGCTGCGGGCGTTGCTATGCCCTTTTTCGACTTCTTCTGAAAAGCGTGCAGGACATAGATCGCGTCGGCAAAACGGACAGTGTAGACGGCGCGGTAGGTACTGCCGTAGTCGTTGTGTCTGATCTCTATCACCGACGCGCCACCGAAGCCCTTCAGTCCTTTTGCCATCCGCGGATGCCGCTCGCCCAATTGGGCCAAAAACAGCGCGTAGCCCATTTCCCGCTGCGTCGATCGAGGAAATTCAGCGAAATCGCGCTGCGAGGAACCTCGCCAGATCAGCGGCTTGGGCTCGTCGGGCGGGGCCATGCAGGAATATGTGTATATTCACATCATCCGTCAAGCCAAAAAGTCACGTTGGGGCAGCCAATGGCATTGATTGAAGTCGCCCAGCGCGCGGTGGTGGTCGCCGAGGCGCGGTCCTGGATTGGCACGCCATACCACAACTGCGCCGACATCAAAGGCACTGGCGTCGATTGCGGCATGCTGATCGTCCGCGTGTTTGTCGACACCGGGCTCTGTGCGCCATTCGATCCGCGGCCCTATCCGGCGGATTGGCATCTGCACCGCAGCGAGGAGCGTTATCTCGGCTTTGTGTTCGATCGCTGTTGCGAGATCGAAAATCCGCAGCCCGGCGACGTCATGGTGCTTCGCTTCGGCCGTTGCTATTCGCATGGCGGTATCGTCACGGCGGCCGCGCCGCTTGCGATCGTGCATGCCTATCATCCGGCACGACGCGTCATTGAAGATGAAGTCGATCGCAGCGGCCCACTGTCCGACCCGGCGCGCAAGCCACGCTTCTTCAGTTTTTGGGCAGGTAACATGCGACACGCGAGCGGGTTGGAGGGTGGCGCGAGCGTTTCGCGTGAAAATTGGTCTGGCGCGCAAAATGGGTTGGAGGGCGGCATTTTGCGCGCCGTTGAAAAATGAGCGGACTCTTCGGCGGCAGTCAGCCGGTCACGACGCCGGATTATACCGGGCTGCAGATTCAGACAGCGGTCAACACGCTGCCGATTCCGATCGTGTGGGGGATGTCGAAGCTCGCCCCCAATATCGTTTGGTACAATGACTTTGTCACGAACTATGCCAATAGCGGCGGCAAGGGAGGCCTGTTCAGCAGCGGTCAGGGCGAGACGACATACAGCGCATCCGTGATCATGGCGCTGTGCGAGGGCGCGATCGCCGGCATCAATCAGATTTGGAAAGGCCAATCCGTCTCCACGCTGGCAGCGCTCGGGCTATCGCTGTTTACCGGAACGGATCCGCAGGCGCCGTGGGGCTATGTGGCCGCGGCCTATCCGGCGCAGGCGCTGGGCTATGAGGGCACCGCCTATCTGGCGGCGGAGAACTATGGCCTTGGCGACAACGCGACGCTGGACAACCATAACTTTGAGGTGCAGGGCCTCCGATACGGCAGCGGCTATGGACAACTGGCCTATAATTCTCTGGATCAGGTCGGCAGTGGCTCGGGCTTTTCGTTTGTCGATGCCGATCCTGCGCTGTGCGTCAGCGACTTTCTGACCAATGCGCAATTCGGCGTCGGTCTGCCGGGCGGCAGCATCGATGCCACGACACTGTTCACCCAGAGCGGCACCGATGCGGCTTATCAGACCTATTGCCGCGCAATCGGTTTGGCGCTGTCGCCTTGTCTTGTCGATCAGGAGCAGGCGTCGTCGATCCTGACGCGCTGGCTGCAGCTGACCAACACGGCGGCCGTCTGGTCGGGCGGCCTGCTGCGTTTCATTCCTTACGGCGATACGCCGGTCAGCGGTAATGGCGTCACCTACACGCCGAACGTGACGCCGATCTACAATCTCGACGATGACGACTTCAAGCTTGAAGACAACGAAGATCCCCTGCAGGTGTCGCGCTCCGATCCATACGCGGCCTATAATGTGTGGCGCCTCGAGGCTGCTGACCGCAGCAATGCCTATAACCTGACGACGGTCGAATCGCGCGATCAGAGCGCGATCGAGCTCTACGGCATGCGCATTGCGCCGACCGTCACCGCGCACGAAATCTGCGATTACGATGTCGCCGCGATCTGTGGCCAGCTCATGGTGCAGCGGGCCGTTTACATTCGCAACACGTACAAGTTCCGCCTGTCCTGGGAATATTGCCTGCTCGATCCCATGGACCTGGTGACGGTGAGCGACGCCATCTTGGGTCTCTCCGATGCTGCGATCCGCATCACTGAAATCGAGGAGGACGACAACGGATTCCTGAGCGTGACCGCGGAAGAATTTCCGTTGGGGGTGGCGACCGCGACGCTCTATCCGACGCAACCGGTTGTCAACAACCCGATCAATCGGAATGTCACTGCGGACGCCGTCAATGCGCCGATCATCTTCGAGCCGCCGGCGTCGCTCGTTGGAGCGACGCCTCAGGTGTGGATCGCGGTGTCGGGCGGCTCCGGCGGTGCCGCCGATCCGAACTGGGGCGGCTGCAATGTCTGGCTATCGCTCGATGGGACCTCGTACAGCCAGATCGGCACCATCTCCCAGCCGGCGCGAATGGGAACGATCACCGCGGCGCTGGCGCTGTTTAGCGGCACCAATCCGGACACTGCGAACAGCCTGGCAGTCAATCTCGCCGAAAGCGGCGGCGCG